TTTTTTACGTATAAAAGAATCTTTTGATGTTAACAGTTTGTATAAAAAGTCTTGATGATCTTTTAGTTTTTGGAAAGCATTAATTTGTGTATAATCTACTTCTCAATGTTTTTAGATTTTAGTTCTTCAATTTGCTCAATATGTGGATTTTCTTTTTGCTTTTCGTTTTCTAATTGACTTTTTAATTCTGCAAGATTTTGTCTATGATCATATGCTTCATCAGATGAGCTGTATGCTGTTTCAGGACGATCGCCTAGTTCTCCTTGATCGCTAATTTGCTTTTCTATTGATTCGATAGTTCCTTGTATTTGTTTTTGTTCTTCTAATTTATCTGTGTGCTGTTGTTTAATTTCATCAACCAGATGTGTGTGCTTGTCAGTGTGTAATTCTTGTTCACACATAGGACATTCTTTTCCTTCAAGTTTTGTTAGTTGCAAATTCAATGATTCAATTAACTGTTGTGTTGATGTTAGATTACTTTTGTTAAAGTTTAAATTTTGTTCATATGATTTAATTTTTTGTGAACGCTCTTGCCATTGTGACAATAATTTGTGTTGCTGTATTTCTACATTAATATCAATTTTTTCTAATTCTTTAATTCCGTTGGTAAGCTCTGCTACTGCTTTTTTGTGTGCTTCTTCCCAACTAAGACTTCTTATTTGAAACTTGCGAATAGTTTCTTCCATTTTTTCGTTTGATATTTTTACCTGTTCCAAACGTGCTTGTTCAGTTTTCATATCTTCGTTGGTTTCTCGCATGTGTTCTTTTAAACGTTCTGCTTTTTCACTTAAACGAGATATGCCTAACAATTCTTCGATAATAGCACGTTGCTCATTAGCCTTCATAGCCAAGAAAGGCTCAGTATAAGTGTTAAGAGCAACTATATGTTTGAACATTGTGTGGCTCATGTCAAAAACTCTTAACACTTCTTCCTGAGTAAGCCTATTTTCGCCTTGGGCTTCGTCAGTTCCTTGTTCATTAACAATAGAGTTATCAACAATAAACTGAAACTTATTAGGCTTACGCCCTCTCTCTATCCTGTAACTGTGTCCATCTCTTTCAAAGTCAACAGTAACCAACATATTTTTATTGTTGGTTTTATTAACTAAGTTATCTTTGCGGATATTTGTTAGAGCTTGTCCATACACAGCATAACTAAGAGCGTTTATAAGTGTGGTTTTACCTGTACCGTTTCGCGAACCTTCACCTCCAAGATCCATATTGTTACCAAGTACCAATGTTAATCCATCGTGTGCAAAGTTTACGGCTTGTGTGGTATTACCAACACTCATAAAATTTTTTATAGTAATGCTTTTAATTTTTATCATAGTCTGTTGTATAACTCTACTAATATAGCATTGTCAAAAGAATCTGATTCAATTTTTGCTAGTTGATTGGTTACAATTTGATCAACTGATTCAAATATCACTTCCCCTTGAACATCTTGTGCGTGTTCTTCTTTCTTTTGTGGTATAAGAGCAAGATCTCTTATTTGATAATTTTGTGCAAAATTTTCTTTGATAAAGTTTGCTTCTTCGTACGAAATATCTAAATCAACTTTTACTCTAATATATGAGTTTGGTTCTAGCACTGTTTCTGGGTCTTCCAGCAATTTACTTAAATCAATTGATCTGTATTTTGGTGCATCTGGCCATATTTTATATTCTGGCTGTTTGTTCCATTCAAGGAACATAGCACCTCTGTCATCATCCCATACATCTGCAAAGTTGTGTGGAAAAGGATTACCAATATAAGATATATTGCCTGAGTGCTGTCTTTTGTGGAAATGTCCTGTAAACACATGTCCTGCATTTTTAAAATGATCACTTCTAATAGTACCAATGTCTGGCATTTCTACCATAGCATTCATTTTAAAGTGTGGTAATTCAAAATGACCAAACATGTATTTGCATTTTACTTTTTGTACTTTTTTCCATTCGTCACCTACTAACCATGGAATGATAGCAACATCATCTTGGATCATCCATTCATTAACTACTTGAATATTAGAAACTTCGTTTGCAAATACCACTGATGAAATTTCTCTTTTATCTCTATAAAACAAATCGTGATTACCAACAATAAAATAAACCTTCTCAAATGCTTTGCCTAATCTTTTTAAATTAGACACAGAATAGTTTAGTGTTGATACATTAACTGATGAACGTTGATGATGCCAGTCGCCTAAAAATATACAAGTTTCTGACCCGCGTTTTTTTGCTTCATCAATAAACCAAGTAACAAAGTTTTCGCAATCAATGTTGTGTTGACGTGCATTGTTTTTCATACCAAAATGTATGTCTGTAAAACAAGCGGCTTTTTCAAAAAACTGCGTCATATTATTCTGTAGTGTTTTCTTCTTTTTGTGCTTGTTCTATATTTGCTAGTTCTTCTGAATTTTTCATTTGTCGGGTTAATGACGGCATAGCACCAGCCTGTTCAAGCAAGTCATCTCGTAGATTTTGATTTTTCTTTTCCATGTTTAGCACTCTTGTAAAAGAATTTGTAATTGTTGCTGTATAATAAGCAAATGGATTTTGTGATTTTGATTCATCAAACTGTAAACCAATCTGTGATAATTGCAACAGAGCTTGTCCTTGCATTTCGTCATTGTAGGTATAGCCACGCCAGTTTGATCTTGTGCCATAACGTTGACACAGTTTGATAAACATGTTGGCTAGTTTGGCAGTGATTTTGCCATGGTCTAAACTAAACTGATTGTGCCCAGCATGGTGACTTCTACCAACTTCGTATGGTTTATTATTTTTATCTAATTTGTAGTGTTTAAAAGGTGGAAAATTTAATTTAACTTTAGTGTCTGCTACAGTTTTTGGATTTAGTTTACGACCATCCTCATCTGGAATGTGATCGTAGGTCATTATTCTAAACACAAGATCAGTTACAGGAATATTCAAATGATCTTCTCTGTATTCATCATACTGGGATCGTTTTAAACCAAGCTCTTCTACTTTAGCTTGTAGCATGGTTTCTGCTCTGTTTTTACGAGCTTGTGATATTGACAGTCTGTTGATTTTAGCAACATCACTTAGAATGATATCGTAGTCTGCATACTCTGGCTTTTTATAATAACAGTAAGAGTTTTTGCTCTTATGTATTTCAGCCAACATGTCTTTGTTGTTTAGGTAATTTACTCTTTTTGCCACACTGTAATTCCTTATATATTTAACTAATAGTACAGCAAATACGACTTAAAGTCAAGCACAAAATTTAGTTAACTACGCATATAATAGATTCAATAAATAATACTATAATAGGATATTACGTTATGGCAAAAGATTATAGAGCACGAATTCAACCACTTGGACAAACCAATGAAGCAAAAGAACTGATTCTTGGTCCTAATGATAATTCAAATATACTGCGTCCATTGTGGAAAACTGGAGGTTTAATGTTTCCGTATACGCCCATGATTCAGGTTCAACATGCTAATGTAAATTATGGCCAGTTTGACATAGCTCATACAAACTATGATTACTATGCTTATCAAAAAACCATGTCTCCTACAGCAACAGTTACAGGAGTATTTGGTGCTCACACACAAGAAGAAGCAGAATATATGATGGCCGCAATACATTTTTTTAGAGTAGTAACCAAATCAAACTTTGGTGCAAGTGATCCAAACAGAGGTACACCGCCACCTAAATTAGCCTTTAGTGCTTATGGTGATGCTATGTTTAATCGTACTCCTGTGTACGTTAGAACTGTAGCATTTGGTTTAGATCAAGATGTTGATTATGTTCCTGTTAGACAGGGCAGAAGAGCTCTTGATTCAGATGGATCTTTTCAATCTGGATCTGCAGAACTTGATGAAATGCTAAGTAATTCATATGTTCCTTTGGTATTAAATTTGTTTGTTGATATTATGGTAGCACCAAATCCAAGCCAACTTAGAGATGAATTTAATCTTGAATCATTTAGAACTGGTAAACTACTCAACAAAGGATATTATTAATGGCGAGCTATAATAAACAAAGTCCTTACAGCAAAACCAATGTAAGAGGTGACTATCTTGACATAATGCAACAAAGATCAGTTATCAATGATCGTACTGACGAAACATATGTTATAGAATCGCGATATCATATGAGACCAGATCTACTAGCATTTGAAAAATATGGCAGTTCAAGATACTGGTGGTTGTTTGCTATGAGAAACAAAAACGTTATAATTGATCCTATACAAGATTTTAGAGCAGGTGTTACTATAAGAATTCCAAAAATAGAAAATGTGAGGTAACTCATGGCCGGTGCAGTAAAAAACGCAAAAAATAAAATAGAAAAAAATAAAAAAGATGTCAGCACGGATTCCAACTGGCAAAAACCAACACTAAAAAGCATAAACAAAATTCCTTCGGTTGAATATGAAGATCGTTACAACATGAGTGATAACGACACCATGTATGATTGGAAATTTAAGCAATTAGTAAATGAAGAAGATAGAATAGTAAAAGAAAATAGACTTATTAGGCAAGAACTTGAAGAAAATAGCGGAAGGTCAGTTAATCCAAGATCCCCATATTATTTAAAATCAAAAAACCTAGAAAGTAAATTAGAAAGTAACAACCAAAGATCTAAAAACATACACAATCAGCAATTAGAATTGCAAGATCAAAAAGATATCTATGAAAACTTTACCATGGCTCAATATAAAAATGCTATGAAAACCGACGGCCAAGGAGATCTGTTAAATCCTTTACAAGAAACACCAAACCCAGATGAAAAACCATGGTATAAAA